ATCATCGCCTCCTCACTTTTTACGCATTTCGAACGCTTGACGGCCGTCGAGCGATATCTGTCGGAAATGCGGCGCGTAGCCGCGCAGGCCTGCACGCTATACGTTACGTGGTTCCGCTCCCCGCCGAACGAAGTCACATCGGATGCGCGGAGAACGGTGTTCCCGGAAACGGACATACGCGCTGTGCTGGAGAAAACCGGCTGGAAAATCCACAGCGAAAACGGCGGCACGAAAGCCGAGTGGGGGGATCAATGGCTGATGCTCTGTACGACGTAATCATCCCGACGTATAATCAGACCGCGCTTACCGTGGCATGCGTGGAATCGCTGGCCAGGATGCCGGAAGCGGAGCATAGTCATTTAATTTGGGTCGATAACGGGAGCACTCAGGAGCATTGCCAGAACGTCTATGGATGCATTTCAAGAAGCGGCTTATCCGAGACGACCCATTTCCTCCCTGAAAACCGTGGCTTCCCGAAGGCCGTCAACCTCGGTCTTGCGTTGTCAACCGCGCCGTACGTGGTGCTCCTTAATAACGATGTGATGCTCTATCCGGGCGTATTCGACGCCATGCGTCGGGCATGCGAACGGACTCAAGCAGCGATGTGTGGATGTGTGGCCGTCGAGCCGGATGACTCGCTTAAGCGCGGATGGCAGGACTACAAGCGTTTGATACAGCGCGGATGGATCAAGCGCTTGGACGATATTGATTCGTTCCGTCTGCTCGAACGCGCCGAACATTTGGCGTTCTTCTGCACGATGATCACCCGCGCATGCATTCAGAGGGTCGGTTATCTCACCGAGGTCATTGGTATGGCCTTCGGCGAGGACGACGACTACAACGAGCGGGTACATGCCGCAGGTTTCTCCCGCGTGCTCTGTCTGGGCGTCCATGTGGATCATGTTCACCGGGCGACGGCGCGAGCGATCTGGACGCCGGCAGAACTGGCGGCGCAGCAGAAAAAAGCGTGTGATATACTCCTGGAAAAATACGGAGAGCGGGTATGGTGATTGTCTGTCTCATCAGTCGTGGCATTGCGCCGGTCGAAAGCATCCTGGAGATGCAGGAATATATCCGGTTATATAATCTTACTTTTTCTCCTGTCCTCCGACGTCCCCTTGTGGATGCGAAAAACGAAGCGGTGCGGTATGCGCTGCTCCGTGGAGCCGATTTGCTCCTAATAGAGGATGACATTATCGCGGATGCCGCAATCTGGGATCGCATGATAATAGATGATGATCCCGGGAAAATTCTGACGGTCGAAGCGCGCTGCAATGGCGGTGCGATGAATACACAGCGAAATGGGAGCGGAGAATTCGTCTTCACAGGGACATGTTTCATGCGTGTACCCTGTGCTATACTGGGGCGGCTGCCCCAACCCGTTTTCGAGGCGCGAAATTATCACGCGGACAGGAACGGCAAGTTATTGCTCGGCGGGCCGAATGTCCGGCATGCGCATAGCGACGTCTATTTTTGGTATCAGGTCGCGCAGTTGGATCCGCGGCCGGAGATAGGGATTATAGGAGAGGCGCGGCACATCCGGCATGCGCTCAATATGAGCAGCAGTCACGATGCGCCGCATAAACTGGAGTTCTGGTAATCGGCGCGAGGAATTTTGATGTCAAGCGGACTAATGATTTGCCCCGGATGCAAGGAAACCTTTTCGATTATCACTTATATGGATGGAGCTGGAAACCGATCAAGGCAAAATATGTGGACCCTCCTTATCATTGCCCCGAATGTGGGGCGTTATCGGATTTCAATAAAAAAACCAATGCGATGGAAGTGGTCGGATATAAATATGTGAATAAGATGAAGATTCGGCGTGAACAGGAAGCGATGGCAGAAAATTTTGTAGTGAAACGGGCGCGTCAGCGAGGGGATGATGGAAAGCCCCGGCGCGTCAGTCCAATAAATATACAGCAGGAATTGAAACGTAAATATGGTATTTTAACGAAGCGTTAAAGCCCTGTGCGCGATGCTCAGGATAATCGAATAGACTATCGGGGTGCGGCCGGCCAGCCGTTCTCCGATAGTCGCCCAAATTACCCGGCCCGTGTGGGAGCCACACCTCTCATATGGACTGGGTTTTTATTTGGGCGCAACAAATCCGGTGCGATGCCGGTAGGGCGCGATGCCCTGGAGGATTGAATCATGGCGCTACCTATTTCTATCGCGAAACTCGAAGACGTGGCAGAGCCGTTCCGTGAGCATTACGAGGCGAACGGCAACGGTTATCGTCTTTCCGGTGTGCCCGATACCGCGACATTGGAACTCACGCTGAAAAAAGAGCGCGACGCTCGGAAAGCAGCGGAGGATGCAGCGAAGATGTTTGTTGACGTCGATGTCGAGGAATACCGGGCGCTCAAGCAGCAGCAGGCGGATGCCGCAAAGAAAAAAGCGGTGGACGCCGGTAAGGTGGATGAACTCCTGGCCACGCAGCAGGCGCAGCTTGAGGCAAAATGGGCCAAAGAGCGCGATGCGGCAACGGCCGAACTCGCGACGCTACGGGATCAGGTGGGAGGTTATATGCTCACCGACCCGATAAAAGATGTGGCGATTAAAGCCAATGCCCATCCAGCGACGCTATCCGACATCATAGCCAGGTCAAAAAATGTCTGGAAACTCCAGGATGGGCTTCCCGTGGCGCTCGATGCCGCAGGAATCCCTATCCTGAAAGACGGGCACAGAATCACGCGCGAGGAATGGGTAGAAGGACTGCGAACCGAGGCGCCCAATCTATTTCAGGGTTCTACGGGTTCGGGCGCACCGGCAGGCAGTGGGATTTCAGCGCCAGCAGTAGGGGGCAAATGGGCCGAACTGACGACCGAACAGAAAACCGAGGCGATGAAGGCCCATGGCGACTCCTATGACGAGGCGCGAAAACATTACCAATAATGGAGTGAAAAATGGCAGCGTATACAGGGACGACCTTTGAGATATTCCCGGAGTATTTTTACGCCGGGTATAATGAAGTCATGATGCAGAACGCGGACATCTTCAATGCGGGATCCGCCGGCGCGATCCGGTTCATCCCGAACAAACGACTCGGCGATTACGCCTATGAGACGTTCAACCTCGAAATCGCCGATTTGATCACCCGGCGCGACATCACGTCTACGGGCGACGCAACTGACCTTGACCTCACGCAGGAGCAGAAGGTAAGCGTGAAGTTGAACCGGACCATCGGCCCGGTACTCAAGACGCTCGATGCCTGGCGCAAACTGGGGAGGGATGAACAGCACGGCTCGATGGTCATCGGGCAGCAGGTGGCACGCGCGGTCCAGGTAAATTACGTCAATGCGGCGGTCAAGGCACTCTCCGCTTCGCTGGCGAACCAGGCGTCGCAGCTCTACGACGCCACGAACGGCATCATCCAGATCATCGACCTCATCGCAGGGCAGGCGCTCATGGGCGACGCATACAGCATGGTCCGTGCCTGGCTCATCCACTCGAAACCCTTCCATGACCTGATGAAGGATAATACCTCGTTTGCGGTCGAAAACGTGGCCGGAGCCACGATCGTGTCCGGTACGGTTGCCGGACTCGGCAAGCCGTTCGTCGTCACGGATGATGCCTCCCTCGTAGTATCCGGGACACCGGATAACTACTATACGCTCGGACTGGTGGGCGATGCGGCGATTATTGAGGATAGTGAGCCGCCGGTGGTTGAAACCGATCTCGTGACCGGGAAGAAAAACCTGGCCTACCGGATGCAGGGCGAATATGCCTTTAACCTGGGTCTCAAGGGCATGGCCTGGGACGTGGCGAACGGTGGCGCGAATCCGACGGATGCGACGCTGGCCACTGGATCGAACTGGGACCAGAAGGCCAGTGATGATAAGGGATTGCCGGGCGTGATCATCCAATCGCAGTAGGGGCGTGTATGACCGTAATAATTTGGCGAACCAACGAGAGCAGAACCTGGGCAGCGATATCTCTGCAAGATGCCCAGGCGCGATTTCCGGATGCCCATGTTGTGGAACGCAACGCCCGATGGTTTCGTGCGGAGGAAGCCGAGTCTGCGGATGCGGTCTATGTGCATCCACAATATCCGGCGATCTCTGAATTCTATCGTCATGCCGGCTCCCCGGTGATCACCAGTATAACGCAACAGGGGGAGCCGGAGATAATCAAAATCGGCGCGCTGGAATCTATGCCTATCCCGGATGAACCGTTGCCAATGCAACAGGAAGCCGCCCGGATGGTCGGCGGCACGGTAGCAAAACTCCAGGGCATGTTGTCCAGGCGCTATGATGCCGCTCTCGTCGAAGAAGCCCTGCTCCAGGAGGCAGCAGGGCAGAATAGGCCATCGGCGTTAAAATTATTGAACGCTCATCTGAAATCCATACGCCGGAGATAATCATGACCGCAATCTATGACGATCTGGACGCCACGGCCGGCGGAACCACATCGAACAGTTACGCCACAGTCGCGGAGGCGGATGATTACCACGACAGTATCGTCTCTACGTGGACGTCCGACTGGACCGGCGCGGCGACCGAACTGAAAGAGGATGCCTTGATGTGGGCGACGCGCTTGATCGATCAGTATGTCGCCTGGGAGGGAGACAAGGCCGACGAAGATCAACGCTTACGCTGGCCACGCTCTGACGTCTATGATCCGGATGGGATAGCGGTGGACGACGAAACAATTCCGCAATTCCTGAAGGAGGCCACAGCGGAATTTGCGCGGGCGCTTATCACGAAGGAACTCACGAAAGAGCCGATTCGGGGGTACAAGCGCGTGAAGATCGATAAGATCGAAATCGAGTTTGACGCGGCGAACGTAAAGCGTGTGCTCATTAACTCGGTCCGGGCGTTCATCGCTCCCTGCTATGGCCGTATATCCATCGGGTCATTTTCCCGCCCGGTAACGAGAGTCTAAATGGCGAACATCCATTATACCGGGACCAGTATCAATGCGGTAATGATGACGCGGACACGACGCGAGCCGGGAGCCGGCGACCTGATCACCGAAACCGTGGTGGTGGCCGCCCAGAAAGCTTTCAGCGACGAAAGTTTGACGCCGAAGGAAAACGATTTTATCACCTATGGCGGAGTGGATTACCTCGTGAAAGGCATAGAAGAGGACCCACTCAGTGCGACCTACACGTTTCCGGTGGTGAAAATCTGATGGGACTGACCTACGACGCGACGAAATTTTACGGATTCCTGGAGAAAGCGAAGCGGTTCGCGCCGGACGAAGCCGACAAGGTTCTGCGCGCGGTGGGACTCGTGGCGAACACGCGCATTGCGCAACGGACACCAGTGGATACCGGACGCGCGCGCGGTGGCTGGCAGATGGAACATACGCGGCCATCGTCCAATGTGGGGCGCGTGACCATATCGAATCAGGTGCCGTATATCATCTACCTCGAGTATGGGTCCTCGCAGAAAGCGCCGCAGGGCATGGTGCGGATTACGATGCAGGAAATCCATGCGTTGGGCATTCTCTCGAAAATGGCGGCAGCAGCTATTGAAAAAGTAATCCATGCATCCGGAGCCATCTGATGGCCGATGATGATTACAAAAATGTTCGTATCTCCTTCTGGTCGTTCATAAAAACGACCTATGCGGGTTATGGCGTAAAATATGAGGGGCTGGATTTCGATACGGCGGAATACGATGAATGGATCGAACCGCATATTCTGAATGGCACAGGGCTGCCCCATCGCGCCGACCAACGATTCGAATCCTGGTTATTCCAGATCGATCATTATTCTCGGGGAGGGCCTAACGGACAGACGCCCGTCAGCATATGGGATATGGTAGGCGTCACAAAGACGGCATTCGATCAGCAGGTGATCGCACTCAAAGATTGGGACGCCACAGGCGATCCCGTGGTCGGATACCTGAAATGCGGGCCGCTATCGGTGGCCATCATTCCGACCGAAGACGAAGCACTGAGGCGCGTGGCCGCAACGGTCACGGCGACTCTGAATGAATAAAATCGCCTGCAATGGCAGGCATGATCTCACCGAAAGGGGTCAGTACAATGGGTTATGTGGCCTTTCAAGATGGCGTGCTCGAAATTGCCGACGCAGGCGGTTTCTCCGGCGCAAATCATATCACCGTAAAAATCCAGAAGGGCGGCTTGAAATGGTCCGAGCCGTCTCCGGCGCAGGCCATGAAGGACCGGGGGACGCTCGATCACTGGCGTCCTGCGGAAGAGGAGCCGATGTCCTGGTCCATCTCCGGAGAGGACCATGGGTTGGTCGGCACATCCGGAACTTCGAACGTGGCGACAACGCTGCGTGAGGCGCTCAAGGGTGAAGGCTCGGCGTCTGACTGGGCGACTGATGATCCGAATAGCGCCGTGTATACCACGCAGCTCCGGCTCACCATCACCGATCCCGGCGACGGCTCCGGCGATGCGGATGTTCTCATCGAAAACGCCCGTACGGAAATGTTCGAGTATTCTGAGGAAGCCGAGGCGAATACATTTACAGCCTCCGGACGGGCGCTCAGCACCGAACCGACATTCTCGTAGGAGGGCGCTATGAAGATGAAAAATGGGCCGGACTCCATCGTGGAGACCGTGTCGGTCGATATCTGCGAGGGGTTTTCCATCGTCATCCGTCCGCTATCCCTCGCTTGGGATCTTTTGATGGCTGAGCAGTTGCCAACCCCACCGGAAGCCGATGTTACTGCGTCCAGTCGGCATAACCGGCGACTGATGATCCTCATGGTGGCGGGCAGTCTGATGCCGGGGCAGATCGAATTTGAGACGGATCGCGAGGGAATGCCGCTCGCGGAGTATGCAGATGCGATCCTGGAGGAATTTTCCGAGTTCGGATTGGACGGTAAAAGATTTCTGGTACTTTGCCAAGCAGTCCAACGGCTCAATAATTACGCGCCGGAAACGATCGAGCAGGCGAAGGCAGATTTTTTCGAGCAGGCGGCGAGCTAGCGCCGCTCTTCCTCGAATTTTCCATCTGCGAGCAACAGGGATGTGGCTATTTCGATTCTGGTGCATGGGCAGAGAGAACCAGGTGGGAGCGTGTGCACTGGGTGGCATTTTACCGGCTGAAAGACGACCTGGCCGGTTACAGCCTGCTCCCCGAATCGCTCCAGGTGAACCATACACTCCCCGAGTGGATTGCGTTGTCGTCGGAACAGAAAAACGCAGCGCAACAGTATATGACCGAACAGGAAAAACTTGCCAGCGTGCGTGTGACACTGAAACAATGGATGGCGGCGGATGAAGACGAACGCGCTTCACTTCTGCGCTGGGCGGACCGTGTAGGAAAAATGTAACGAGGGGAAATATGGCATGGCTACAGTCGTAGAGGCCATCACCGCGCAACTGACGATAGATACGAGTCAGTTCAAACGTGGACTACAAACAGCGGACCAGCAGGCATCAAAATCATCGTTCGGTTTAAAAGGTTTGGCGAAATCCGCCGCCGGTTTGCTGTCGGTTTACGCTGGTTTTTCCATGCTCCGCAGCATAGCTACGGGGTTTTTGAGCGTCAACCGGGAAACCGAACGCCTGATGGCATCCCTTAAAACAGTGACTGGATCGACGCAGAACGCGACAGCGGCCTTCAGTGGCATATCGAAATTTGCTGCCGAGACGCCTTTCCAGATCGACGAAGTAGCTACGGCCTTTATACGGCTCAAATCCCTGGGGCTTGATCCTTCGGCGCAATCCCTCCGCGCCTATGGCAATACGGCATCGGCGATGGGGAAAAACATGTTGCAGATGGTCGAAGCAGTGGCCGATGCGACTACGGGAGAATTTGAACGACTCAAGGAGTTTGGGATTCGGGCGAAATCCGAAGGCGACCGAGTCTCCTTCACCTTCCAGGACATCACAACGACGGTTGGGAAAAACGCAGCGGAAATATCGAATTATCTGCGATCCATTGGCGAGGTTAATTTTGCCGGGGCCATGAACGAGCAAATGGGCACGATGAACGGCATCATCTCGAATATCCAGGACAATCTATCCACATTGGCACGGATCATAGGTGGTCCCGGGGGGGTCAATGGAGAATTAAAAAATCTTCTGATTTCATTTCAGGCGTGGACTGCGGATTTGATTCGAAACCCCCAGATTGTATCGGCATGGGCAAATGTGGCAATAGCTTACATAAAAGGGGTAGCAGAAACCACATGGGGCCTCGGAAAAATACTGAAGGGCGTGGGCGATATCTTTCTGGATATTGCCTCCCGGAATTTTGGTCTCATCGTCATGGATTTTCAAGAGATGACAAAAGCTTGGGAGGAAATGGGGCAAACTCAGGATGCTATGCAGATTGCCGGGGCGCAATATGCGGTGACGATGGGGAAAATTAAAACAGAGACAACGACTACTGAAACGAATGTGGCGGGTATGGCTTCCCAGATGGGGCAATTCGCCGGAATGGCAAAAAACTCAGTTTCTTTTATGAAGGAACTCTCCAAAATCTCCGACTCCATGCCCACAGAGTTGGACCTGTGGTTGGAATCCATGAAGTCCGCCGGGACAGAGGCTAGGGGCACAAAGGGTTTTCTCGACATGCCGGAAACGATAGACGGATTCGACGCCATCAATACATCCATGCGAAATTCCGACAGCGCCATCGGCCGCTGGCAGGAGCGGATGCGCGATATAAAATCGATCCAGGATTTGATCCAGCAGGGCGCATCCGATATCAATGAGGAATATCGGCTTGGCAATTTTCCGGCTCAGGATATGGCGAAGGCCGGAGAAAGATTGCGCGGTAGCCAGCAGGGCGTGACAAGTCTCCTGTCTGCGGGCGCAGCTCATGCCGCACAGATCGCCATCAATCTGCACAATGCGGCGAACGAGCAGAATAAACTCCGGGGTTTCTTCAAGGGCTTGTTCGCCTCCATCGTCTCTATCGCCCTGGGTCCCACCTGGGGACCGATTGGGGCGCAGGTGGTCAATATGATGCGGCATGGCCGGGCCAACATTCAGGCGCAATCCGGGATGATGATTCCGGCCTTTCCCGGCGGCGGCGGCGTACCCATCACCGCGCACAGCGGCGAGAGCGTGCTGACGCGGGCGGCGACGAGGCAACTGGGGACAGAAAATATCATCCGGCTCAACCATGCGCCGGAATCGCTTTCGATCAGCGGCGGAATAACCGTAAACATCGATGCGCGGGGCGCTGCGGATGCGCGGGCCATGGGACAGATCGTAAAACAGATCCTCCCGGACGCTCTGCGTGATGCCTATCGGAAACGGAGGATATAATGGACGTCCTGCTGACGAACGGCGCGACGACGCTCAGATTTCTCCCCGGCATGTGGCAGATGCCGCGCATACCGGCATGGGCGAAACCGCAGCGTATCCTCACCAATACGTCCCCGTTTGATCGCGTGCATACAATTTCTCAGAATTATACGCCCCGTGACATCGTAGCGCATGTCTCTCTCTATGGACCAGATAAAGGCGTCTATACTGGTGCGGATAGCCTGATGGGTTTCTTTAGCGCCGCGGATCCGTCCGGCGTCGATGGCATGGCGCAGACATTTCTTCTTCGCGATGCGGACGGGGCGCTCTACCAGGTTCGTTTCGCAGAACGCCCGGCTCTGGAGACCGTGGTCAAAGAATGGGATTTCCGGGGCGACATCGCCCTCCGGCAGGAGTATGTGCTGCCGACGGAGGATAGCGCCGGACTTCTGGGATGGTTTGCCGCTTATGACATGGATGCCAATGGCGGCGATCTGTCCGCATGGACCACGAGTGACGAGGTGGGCAATACCGGGACGGAATGGGACGATCTATCGGCGAATGCCTACGATGCGGTTCAGGCAACGCAGACAAACCGGCCGCTGTGGAAAACGAGTCAGATCAATAGCCGGCCAGCTGTGGATTTCGATGGAACGGATAATTTCCTGAATGCCAACGCCATCGCCACAGTTTTTTCCGGCGCATCCGATCATGTATGGAGCGCCTATGCCGTAGTGCAGCCGGATAGCGCGGGTGGCGTGCAATGCCTATTTTCCGTCGGCAGCGCCTCGCTCAGCGACAGAATTGAATTCTTCCAGCGCAATGCTAACACCGCCTGGCGGCAGGTGATCTATGATGGCGCGACCACGAAGACGGTTTCGGGTTCGTCTACGATCACAGCAGGAAATATCTATATCCTCTCATTCGTTTCGACCGGGACAGCGCTCTCGATGCATGTCAATGGCGCATCCGTACTATCTGCCGGCGATATGGATGTGGGATCCATTGACACGCAGAACCGGGCCGTGATCGGCGCGACAATGGTCGCCGGATCTACGTCGCAATGGTTCGATGGTCGCATCGGCGAGGCCATGCTCTACAGCATCGAACACAGCGCGGTCCAGCGCCGGCGCCAGGAATTGCGGCTCGCGGATATGTGGGGAGTGGCACTCGCAGCATGAAAAATCTCTCAGCGGCCAATCAATCAAATATCGCAGACCGGACGAAATCCCCGGTGATCATCGTGCGCATACCATCCATCACGGACGCGGAATGGTCATTCGATTATGACGCCCAGGCGGGAACGCTCTTGTCCCTTTCGCCGATTCATCAATCCATGGCGCCCTATGGCGGGCTGGGACATTTCGATGATTTCGATTTCCAGGTGGCGGCAGCGGAAACCTTCATCCAGGACAACGTCATGGATTTCCTTCCGGTCGAGGTAGTCGTCCAGTATGGGACCGACGCGGAAATCCCGATCTGCGGCGGCATGGTGGATAATTATGGTTATGATCGTGGGACACTCTCCGTATCATGCATCTCTCAGTTCTCGATCCGTAATAAGGACATCCTCATTGCGCAGGCCAATACCACCACCTATCCGGATTATATCGTACCGACTGAGACGGATGGGAAATGGATTCCAATGACGATAGGCTCGCCTTACCGGCCGGACGGCCTCATCATTTTTCGATCCACCGGAACTTATAGCGGAATATACGTCGCTTATAATGCGGCTGTAACTGGGCATACAGCCATAGGAGAGGAACTGGACCCGGCGTTTTATCTATGGCTCGACAGGGCGCGATTATGGATAACCGAGGAGGGCGGCGACCAGACGCTCACCACCTGGCTCGCGGATGGTATCCAGTATATCATCGGCGACACCGCGCAGGCAATGACCGAGAATCGCATTATCCCTCTGTCGGGCGCATGGACAGGGGCAATCGGGACTGACGAGGCAAACGCCGTGGATGATGACACGGCCACCTATGCGCTGCTCGATAATCCCGCAGGGGATGGCGTGACGACTGGCGACCGGTGGCGGGGGCGATTGCCGGAAATAGAGTTCGGGCGTGAAATCATCCCAGAAGTGATGTATTTCTTGGGGAAAATCGAGAAACAGTATGCCCTGAATCATGCCGGACGTACGCTGGAAAAATTCCATGCCGGCATCGAGGTGATCGACGGGACTGATCCGGTGGATCCCGGCGAGGTGATCGCGCTTATCTCCGGAGCTGCGGTCACGTTCAATAATCTCGACGGCTCGGATGCGGAAGACGCCCTGATTATCCCTGTGGATTTTTCGCTCACCGGCAACCTGAAAGACGCTACAGTGATTCCTCGTGAGACCTCGACGCAATTTACGAATATCTACCTCCAGATAAATTGCGTCGAGGAGGATCCGGCCGGCGGTGGCAATGAGGCGGACTATTTCCGCATTCACGAGGCGTCCATAAAGCTGTTTTTTGGCATGGTCACGCATGAACTACGCGCCGTCTATGGCGGTATCCGGGGATATGATGATGACAGCGGTGGCACGTATACCGGGACCGCCTATGCGCTCATCGAAATCCCGTCTGATGTGGTATATTTTATGCTCGGCAAACTCCTGGGACTGTCCAATATCAATACGGCGTCCATCGCGCAGGCCCGGAGCGATTACGGGTTATACCGGCTCGCGCATCAGATCATCGACCAGCAATCAACGGAACAGGCGTTAGGTGAACTGGCTGCAGAAGCAAAACTCATCCTGCACGAGGATACGCAAGGGGATTGGAAGACACGCGCATGGGTTCTGCCCACGGGGACTCCCGACAAGACGTTTTATCAGGATATGGGCCATTTTACGGATGTGGACGGGCCGGAGGTGACAACAGACCGGTCTGAAGCAGACCTGCTGTATAACCAGTTTACGATCTCTTGGGCATGGAATGAGGCGGCTCAGAAATTCAACGAGATGCTCACGCTTGACGAGAATACGGCCGGCGACATAGGTACATGGCTTACCGCGTCGCAAGCCATGTGGAATATCACGCGACGGCGTATCATCGAATGCCGCTGGATCAACGATGCGGATACGGCGCAATCTTATGGTAATTATCTCATCTACCGATATGCCGATCGAAAACGGGTGGTGAATGCGAGTCATAATTTTTATGCGCTGGATCTGGAGCTGGGCGACCGCGTGGTCTATGATCACGATGATCTCGACGCGCAGGTTTCCGGGGGCGATAGCGCGGAGTATGAAATCTATGATATTATGACCGATCTGATGGGCGAGATGATAAAGACGAAATCGATGCAGGCGAGTGTACTGTATACTTCGCTCTATGATCCGACGCAGCCCATCCTATCCTGGGCGGTTTCCTCTGATGGGCTGACATGGACTGGTACGCCGGATGAGGCCGTCGAGCTCTCCGATGGATCCGATGCGGGCGACAAGCTCATATTTTACGATGGCGTGACGCCGATCAGTCCATCGACAGTCGTTCTCACCAATCCCACGACGATCACTGCGACGTTTGCCAGCCCGAATTACATCGGGAAAAACAATGGCGCGCCGAAAACATCATACCACCGGTCCTTAGCGGGAACAAAAATTATATCCGTGGCCACATCCGTCGAGATGCAGACCTACAGCAATCTGGCGGCTACGAACAGCAGCCTAATGCTCTATAAGGCGTTGTTTTCCGTCGGTGTCAATACGGCGCTCGCATCCTATGTGGCGGATTTCAATGACAGCGCCGCCGCATGGACGGAACAGAGCGGGACGTGGATCGTCAATTCGGTGGGATTCCTCCAGAAATCCGCCACTAACAATACCGACGAACATGCAACGCTCCAGCAGGATGAACCGGACATTCAGGGCGAATGCGACTGGAAACTTTCCGCTTCGGGCACACATGTTTTCGCGTTTATTCTCCGGTGGCAGGATGCGAATAATTTCCTCCGGGCCGAACTTCAGTCCCTGGGATCCGGCGGCGCGGCCTATATTTTCGAGGTAGTGGCTGGCGTTCCGGCAACGCTGACGTCGGACACCTCCCTGATCCATGGGCTCTCGGCAGGCGGCACGTATGCCATTAAAGTTCGGGACGAGGGGGATGGGACGATCAATCTTTACATTCAGGGCGACTTGGAACTGACATGGACGACGAGCCGGTTCAAAGGCACAACGCTCGGGGGCGTGAAACTCTATCGCGCCCTGTCAACCGAGTATATCGATAATCTGATTTATACGGCTATCTGAGGATATTATGAGCCTTAAAACAGATGTTCAAGAACTCATTGCCGATCTTCTGGACGATCTGGCCGACGAGGAAGTCTCGAATCTCATGACCTATAATAGCGCCTATACGCAGGCCAATGAAATCTATGATCCGGAAACGGGAATCTACGTACAGGCCGGAGGCGACGGCGCTCTATGGTTCGATAATGAAAATAACTCGCACTGGTTGGCGGTGATTACATAGGGGGAGTAAAACATGGCGAACGATCTGACCGCTAAAAATTATGATTCGGAAAAAGTCTTTCTCGATATCGACTCCGCGGGGGGGGATGGCAGTAGCGCCGCATCGAGGCGGCGCCCACGCCACCTGGAATACAATTCGGCGGATATTTTAGCCGTTCTTGGCGCCCTGACTGATGCAACAGTCGCCGCAGGCGCAACTGGATCGCATAGTGCAAAATTGCGCCGTCTGACGACTGATCTGGCGGCCGTGCTTACGAAACTTACGGCGGATCCAGCGGCGGCAACAGGGG